GATCTGTCCGCGTCTTGAAGGCCGCTCTGCATCTCAAAAGCCTGACGTTGCTGTTCCAAAGCGGCAGCAGCCTGTAGCTTCATCTGCTCGACATCGACGGTTGCCTGAAGCTGCAACTGCTGAATCTGAGCATCCATCTGCGCTCTTGCCTGGGCGGTTTGAGCCTCGGCTTGAAGACGCATTTGCTCAAGCTGCTGGGCCGATTGCGCCTTCATCTGCTCAATCTGCATGGTGGCTTGGAGCTTCATCTGCTCTGATTGCTGAGAAGCCTGAATCTTCATCTGCTCTGCCTGTTGAGCGGCCTGGGCTTTAATCATCTCAGGATCAGGGGGAGGAGGCGCGGGAGGCTGTTGGGCCTTCTGCTTCTCGGCTTGCTTCATGCGTTCTAAAGCCGCATCTAACGTGCCTTCAATCTGCCGCGCTTGTTTGAAAGCACCCGTCCCGAACTTAAGAATCTCAATCAGAATAGGCGCAATCTCAGGCGCAGCTTGAGCTGCCGGCAGAGCTTCTCGCAGGAACCCACCAAAGGCTGCAATGAACTCAAGCCGGTCTTGCTTATTCTGGCTCTCATCAATCTGCACAAGGCTATCCGACGCAATCTCGATCCTGAAGTTGCGAAGGGGCTGGGACTTAAGCAGCTCAAGAGCTTGCGGAATCATTTGCTGGTCAGCTTCACTGAGCTGCTGTGCAGCCGCGTATTCCAAAATGCTCTGAGGCTGGAAATGCCGACAGATTACCTGGGCTTTCAGTCGAATCAGGCCGGTTGCAAACAAAGCAACCTCTTCTTGCATCGAGCGCAACCGTAAACCGGCATACTGGCCTTTGATCTGTTGCGCCGTAGCAGTTTCGCTCGCCGCCGTCTGGCCGCGAACGATGTCGGATATGCCCGTGATCTCGTATATCTGAGCCTTGATGTCTTCTCTGGCTCGGTAGCACTGCGTCAACGCATTTGACAAGACATCCAAGGGCAAGAGGTCAATGGACCCTTTCAGACCACCCTTTTCAGAGAAGGCCATCCACTTATCAACCGGAATAAGGGAATTGTTGTCGCCTTCGGTTAGCAACCTCTGCAATGCCGGTTGGCTGGCATCGTAAACACCGCGCACTCGCAACGCCTTGACCAGACCGTCAATGCGATCCGATAGGATATCAAGTTCCTGGGCCTGATCCTGGTACAGAACGAAGTCTGGCACCGGAACCAGGGAATCACTCGTCGTCGTAGCGTATAGCGGCGAGCCGCAAGGAAAGAACCCTTCAAGCTCAAGGGGGTCGTCCCGCTCATCAATGAACGTGTCGCAGTTCTTTGATATCCAATAGACCTTGCCGCTGGTCTTGTCCCAAAGCTCGCAAATCTTTGCCTGCGTGGCGTCCTTGGTGGCGTTGCCGTGACCGGACAGCGGTTCAGGGGCCGAATCAAGAGGAATCGTTGCCGCCTTTTCCTCGCCGAAGCGTTCGATCAAGGCGTCCTCATTCATGTACACCCAGCGCCATACGGCGGTGACTTCCTCCCAGGTCCGCGCCACCGTGTGGCCGAAGTCTTTCCAATGGACGTAGTCGGTAGGAGCGCACTCGTACTCTATCTCCTCCGGAATCTCTTCGTCTGGATCTGCCGTCACATCCTGACCGCCCTCGGAATAGGCATCCTTTACTTCGTCCGTGTCGTACTTTGGGGAGTCCGTGTCGTCAGTGTCCTCGGTAAGCTGCAAGCCGTCTTCGGGGAGATCGAGCGACTGTGCGCGGACATGAGGCTCGTACCGTACCCAAGCAACGCCTCGACCGCCAAGGAATCGGTCTTCGACGGCGTGTCTCATGGTGGCGCGGAAATCAGGGTAATGCTCGATTTCGTAGTCGACAGCCCGCTCAATCAGAAGAGCCGCTACACGCCCGATCTGATCGTTGTCGCCGAACCGGCGCGATACATCAGCCTTCGGCAACTTGGCGTACACCGCAGGAATCAACGTCTGGATGTTTGACCACAGAATGTTGAACTTTGCGGTTTGATTTCCAGACGCGCTGCGCGTGTCGTCGCGGTAACGCTTGATGATCTTGGTGGTGCGGGATTCCCACTTTTTGAACTCGTTGTCGTAGCGGCTGATGCATGTCAGCCACTTCGCAACCCCGGTCTCGGATGTGTCAGCCATCTTAGCCATCAGATGCCACCTTTCGCATAGAATTCTTGGTCGCTAAGACGCTTGGCGAGTTCGAGCGCCATTTTGGGAGGGCCGGCGTCCTGGTTTTGTGGGACGGCGTCCTGGTTCTGCCCTGCGGCAAGCATGGCGGGGGCTCCGATACCGTACAACGGCCCACGGCTTCGGATGATATTTTGAGTCAGAACCTCTTCCGGTGTCTGCCCAGTTATCCTAGCCGTTCGCTCAATGGCTTGGTTCACCTCTTCGATCATAGGTCTAGATCCGGGATATTTCGCCCCGTCCTTTGCTTTCTTCGCCCCAGCCCATGCGACATCTTGAAAATCTCGCGGCTTCTTCCCATATTCCGCCGCCGTGCGGTTCAATGCGGCCTCATATGACCCATACGACGGCCCTGGCGGAATCTGCATACCCGGCTGAAATAAGCCGCTCATCTGCTCGTCTATCGTGCCGGCAGTTTCTCCCACAAAGTTGCCTCTGAAATTATACCTCTTTGGGTTTATCCCTGGGTCAATGGCACCGCCGCCGTCGAATATCTTTTCATGTTGGGTGATGTTGCCCTTCGCATACCTTCCGCCAATTGGGTACGGCATTTCGTAGGTGTGTTCGGGATAGGGAATATTATTCTCTCGCAAATAGTTCCCATACATCGCCATCCTAAAATTTTCCTTCGGCGACGAGCCGCCCGTAGTGGCGGCCATCGAGGTGGCGAACTTCTGGTCGAATTGTTTCCGGCCCTCAACAGGGCCGAGTTCTTTCACGAAGGCATCTTCCAACTGTTTCATAAAATACCAGCGATCAGCGTCCGGTATTTTTTGGCCTACCTCATACGCTTCCCGCAGCCGCGCTATTCCCTCTGGCGAGTTGGCAAGGGCTTCGTATTTTTCAATGGAAGCAGCAGTGCGCGGTGCCGCCTCGTCAACCGTCTTACCTGAAAACGGATAATTAGAGGGTTTGACATCAGCCCGCTGGTTTACTGGGAAATACGGGGTGTAATTTCCCGCATCTATATCCCGCTGTGCCGCCCCGACACTCTTCTGAACAGAGAGAGCCTCGGGGCTGTTCACCTTCGCCAGATATTCCTTGCCGGTTACTTTATCGGTGGCCCATGCCGGCGGCGCTATCGGCGGATAAGAAAGCAGCGGTTGCGGCACCCCGTCACCGGGAACACCGCTAGGGGGGGGAGACCCCCCTCCGCTGCCAGTTGAGATATTACCAGATTCTGGCTCTACCCGCACTGTTTTCCTGGGTACGGCGTTCATGCCCAGCACCTTGCCGTTAGGACCGCCCACCGCCGCTTTTTTCCCTGGCAAACCAGGGATAGCCCCGACCGCGGCCAATGTTCCAAGGCCAATATTTCCTGCGGCGTCGTTCAGATTGTTTGATTGAACCGCCTCTCCGATAAATCGTCCGGCGTCTCTGGCGCTATCCAACCAGCCGGCAGGGTTCAAGCCTATAGCATCCATTCGATTTAAAACACGATCAACGCCTCGGCGATTCCCAAAAATATCAGATATAATTCCACTTAGGTTTTCGCGCATATTAGGCGTGTAACTGCTAATCGTGTGATCTGGATTAGGTTTCAAGCCACCATACGGATCGCCACGCGAGCTATATGGATCGCTTTTTATAGACGCTAACGCCTCGGCCAAGGTTTGTGGGTCAGCCATCTAGAACCCTTCTCTTTCGTTCGGAGATCGTACGTCAACCATCCGGCTGGCCGTGTCAGTGGGGAGGGGCTGCCGCCCTGGATTCCTAGTTCTATATATTTTCGCAAACTCTAGGGCTTTTTCGATTTGCGCATCGACATACTCAGGCGTTGCAACCGTCCTAGTCGGGCTGTCTACCATATCAATTCTTGATTCTAGAAGATGTGGCCTAGAATTGGCCGAGTGATCGCTTATCCGAACCGAAAACGGTCCCTCTCCTGTGGTTGATTCCATCTGTGGTTTTACATACCAACTGCGGCCATAGTTAGTGTCGGATTGTGATATCGTAACCGGGACGCCTAATTCATTTTCCATCCGCGCCTTTACCCTTTCCGCGACGGACGGTATCTGGTCCCAGGCTTCTTTTTGATGTGGGGGCAACCATCGATGAGGAGGGCCGCCTGCCACATTCGCCCCCAGCACCTTGCCGCCAGGACCACCCACCGCCGCCTTCCCCAAGCCCATCGAGCCGAACCCGCCCCACCCCAACAGGTTCAACGCCATATCGGTCACATCGTTAAATGTCCACTCGCCGCCTTGTGCGACATGGCTGGGCAGGACAG